CTTCTCCCATTCTTTTTAGTTTACGTAGACCTCATACAGATTTGGGGGTTTTCTGTATGGCTTCTACTACTGGTCTTGATATCTCTCTAACAGGCCAGTCGTTCTGTTAGCAGGCTTAGTATTGTCCAGCGCGTTCGCGGTCTAGTGCTCCGCCAGTTATTCCGCTGGTGCCACCAAAGGTGGCAGCTTCTAGTTTTCCAAGTTTACGTCTCTGACGGCGTGCTTTCTCAGCATCAGGTAGAGCAAAGACTTCTGCCTCTGCTACCGCTTGAGTGTAATCAGGTTGTTTGTAAATCTGTGATAGTTGGCGACCACGCTCTAGGCCGCTTGCAATGGTCCCGAAGCCAGATGCTGCTTGTTCTTTTGTAACTCCAGCTCTAGCAAGTTCTTCTGCTCTAGAAACTCCAGTAGCAAGACCAGCGCGTGTAGCACCACTGCCAATTTCAGCAGCAGTTACCTTACGTTTAATATTTTCAATAGCTTTATCAGGATCTAGTGCATAGGCTAAAATATCACCATCAGTAACATCTGGGTAGAATGCTCGCAAAGATTGAGCTACTTCTGGATTAGCATTTATGACGCGATTATAGGCTGTCTGAATGCGATCTTCTAGTTCAACGGGGGATACATCTGAACCAATGAACTTCTCAAATCCTTCTTGACGACCCATATCACCGCGCTTGTAGTAAGTTTCAGGCATACCATAGCGGCGCATAGTCTCTTGGTATTGGTCCTCTAATCTAATGTATTCAGCTTCGGAAATAGCACGTAAGCCTTTACTGATACGAGTTTGATTAGCAGCAAAGCGTTTTCTATAAGCGTCAGTATCGCGTAGGCGTAAGGTAAACTCTGCCTCAGATAAACCATCCTGAATGAAACCTTTAAGTGGTTCTACTAAAGCGCCAAGACCGTATTGGTTAAATTGTTCAAATAACAGACTGTAGGCAGACTGTCCTTGACGGCGCTTTTCTTCTGCAGCCGCTTGCGCTGCTTGTTGAGCAGCAAGAGTTGCTGCTAATGTTGAAAGAGTGCTAGTAGAACTACTAGATGTAGCAGTTTTTAGTAAACCGTCTTCATAGGTCTTGCCTTGCCAAGTCCCTGTAAATGGTTGACCGTTAATAGTAAACAAATCAGCAGCAGTTCCTAATCCGCGATACTGATTACCTTTAGCATCCATACCATAGCCTGCGGCTCGTTTTGCATCATATAAAGAATCACTAGATGTAGTTATAGGCTTACCTTGTGCATCTATACCATATCCTGCTGCTCGTTTTGCATCATATAGGGCATCGCTGGAAGTAGGTGCTCCAGTATACATTGATTGAGTAGCACGTTTTCTTGCTCCAGTAACAGGGTCTACTATTTCATTTGTAGAAGCATCGTAATATGGATTAGGCGATTTAATTAGTTTATATTCTCCACCAGATGTTCCAGCACCTTGTTTCCAAGCATAGTCGTAAACATAGGCATCTGGTTGTGGAAGTGGAGCAAGTTTAGCAGCAGCTTTTGCTTTAGATTCTTCCTGTGCCTTAAAGTATGCTTCGCGGCGAGCGGCAGATTCAGCTGCTACTTCCTTTTGAATACGAAGGCGGCGTTCTTCTTTTGTCTCAGCCATTGTTACCCCTGGAATCCGAAGTCACGAAGCACATTGAGTGCGACATCTGATACTTCTTCTCTGGCTTTATTTGTGTACTGCCAGCGTGAATCTTTGCGTAGAGCACGTTGGTAATCATAGATACTCATTTCACCTTGGCTAGTAATAGCAGAGCGTAATACTGGATCATCAAGTCTAATTGTCTCTGGGTTGAGTTCTAATACACTAGCCATAATATTTTTGTAAGGGCTATAGACTGTATCTAAATCAACGCCTTCATCAAGCAATTTTCCTACATTTTCAGGCATACCAATTTTTGCGGTTCGGCGAATAATATTCTTAAAGGTATCAAGAGACTCACCTTGCAGAACTCTCTCCACCCAACCATCAAGTTGTCCACCAAACTGTTTATCTAGGTCAATACCATTAGCAGCGGCAGTGCCTCGTAAGTTAATGACTGTTTCTCCAGCCTTGCCACCAAATGCCTTACCAGGCAAGTAGTTAAACTTAGCGCGTATAAGTTTTTCTATGGCAGGATTAGCTGGACTTAAATCTAAAGAAATAGCGGTATTTACTATATCTTCTATATCTGACTCAGTAAGGTCTACTCCAAGTTCAACAGCCTTGTCAATAATATATTGACGGTTGTTAATATCTCGGCCCTTTTCGGCTCCTGCAGTGCGTGGGTCCTTGCGGAGTAACTGTTCAAATTGAACGAAGTTCATTCCGCCTTTATCAGTAAAAACCTTTTTAAGAATAGGATCATTTAAGTTAATAGTAGATTCATCTACATTAAAGAAATTAGCCATACGTGTAATATAATTACCGTAAATTTTTTTAAGACTTTGACCTGTCTTTAGAAGAGACTGAACGAATGCTGGTTGGTTCTTTGCAGCAGCATTGCGAATAATATTTTCAAAGTTTTCAATAGGAGTTCCAGCGGCAATTTGAGTTAGCCAACCATCAAGTTGTCCCTTAAACTCTGGGCTTGTTTCTAGATTTATGCCATTATCAATTCCAAGTTCAAATAGCGTTTCGTAATTTTTAGCAGCTTGTCCTTTATACTGTCCATCTACAGCACCAATTTTAAGTTTCTTATTTATGAAAGAAGCTAGTAAAACATTGCTTTGGTCTTGGTTTGTATCGTATGCCTCTTGAGCAATTTGTAGCAAGGTGGCTTCATCTAAAGTAGCACCAGCATCTCTTGCTTCGTTTTTAATTGTTTCACGTATACCAGCAAGGTCAATTCCATAAGCAGTCTGAGAATTTATCTCAGCTATCTTTGCAACATTACCTTCTGCTGCTTTGATAGCGGCATCATACTCTGCCTTATCTCTTGCCTTTTGACGCACCTTTGGGTCAAGAAGAGCTAGTCTCTTAATCTCTGGACCAAAAGTTGGGTCTTTAGAAAGTTCTGTAGTAAGCCATTGGTCTTCGTCTAGACCGCCAACGGATGCCTGTTCGGCTGTAGTTCCCTTACGCTTGTAGGTTTGCTTTGCAGCCTGTTCTTTTTGAGCGGTTGTAAGTCTCTTGCGCCAAGTTTTTAATTCTCCAGCAGTTGGATCGCGGTCAAGTAACTTTTGGAAGATATCGGTAATCTTGGCATCAGCTTGAGTTTGGCTGTAGATACTTGGATAGGTTATAGAAGTAGGTTTTGGAGTTTTTGCGGTATTGCCACTACTAGCTGCAGCTTCCATTTGAGCAATTTCAGCTTCAGTCTTACCTTGATCTCTAAGTTGTTGTTTGAAACCCTCAGTAAATGGCATTATTTATTCTCCTGCTTTGGCGTTAAATACTTGTCATATATGAGATCTTGGGATAAGAACCTATCGTAAACATAAGCAAATCCCATTTTGTCATCTTCCTTTAACTTATTAACCATCTTGTCGTATGACTCTCTTACGTCTAAATTTGACTTAGCATCAATAGATTTAGCAGAACGATTTAATAGTTCTTTTGCTATTACTTGACGCATTTCAATATATGCTGATATTGATTTCCAAGTAGGATTCTTTTTGTTGTCTTTCATAAACTGTTTATTTTCTAAAATTTTAGAAAGCCCAAGAATGACTCTATTGGTTTTAGACCCATCAGAATCTAGGTAATCATCATACCAAGCAGTTTGTTCATATTGACCAGATTTAGGATTGATTACAGGATTACCCTCAGCGTCTACTTTTATAGCCAATTTTTGAATTTCAAACTCTTTAGCAGCCTTTATATCTTCTGCGCCTTTTTGCATAATAGAAGATAGACCTCTAGCCTGCAACTCATTGTCAAAAATATCCATAAATTTGTTATATTGAATCCAGCCTTTTTCAGCTTCAGTCTTCTTCATAGCCTCAGCAGGGCTTTGAGAACTTAAAAACTTTTGTGGCGCATCTGGAGAAACACGCGTTTTGTATAAGTAGTCGTAAGCCGCCTGAGAAAATTCATATCCCTGGAAATCGTTAGTGACTGTGGAGATAAGGCGAGGTTCAATCTTAACAAGTTCAGAAACAAGATCTGGATATTTCTTGATTTGCTGAACCGCAGATACTGAAGACTGGACACCTGTTGGATTATAGGACAGGGTTGTGGTAAATGCAAAGAAGTCTGGATAATCTTTTAAGAATCTAGCATCAGCTTCAATTCCATAAAGCCTGCGATATTCGCGGGACTTATCCATATAAAACTTGTAAGGAGTATCAAATCTAGGAGCAAATGGAAGAACCAAGTTTGCAACGGTACGCATACGCCAGTAGTTCTTGGTCATATCCATAATTTTCTTTGGGCTTACTGGAGGCTTGCCATCGCGCTTAGCGTTTTGCTGCTCCGTGTTCCATATCAACTGATAACTTCTAGCAAATTGAGGATCTTCTAATTCTGCAGTATAAGTTTGAGCTCTCTGGAACCAAGTAGGTAAGAATCCAGAGATAGCATCTTTAGGCAGTCCATAAGGAAAAGCCCATTTTAAAGATTCCTCAAGGTCAGGTCTATTCTTTGCAATCTCTGCAGCAGGAACAGCTACATAAGGACCTACTGGAAATATATCTGAGAAGAAATTAGGATTACCCTTTGAGTAAAGAATATCCATACCACCTTGGAATAGGATATCCAAGGACCCTTTAGGAATACCCATCTGGTTCAAGGACTCTGTTCCTTTATCAAAGAAAGGAAGTTTATTTAAGCCCTTTGGTAAACCTACCCATATTATATCATTGCCAGATGTTTCTCCTGCGGGAATTGGATTGCCTTCAAAGTCGGTAACAAGACCTGCTTCATTCGGCGCATTCCATACCATATAGCCACGATTTACAATAGCAGGATTAGATACTGCTAATTTCATCCAAGTCTTGTAAGCATTCTCTTGTGCTGAGAAGAATGGGTTAATATATTTCATAACCATTGCAGCATTAGTCTTGCGTTCAATATTAAAAAGAATACCTTTCATCTCACGAAGAGCAATTTTGTGAGACTGAGATAATAAATCCTGTTGTTCTTTTACCGTTAAGCGTTCTTTCTTTAGGCCAGTCATAATATCTAGACGGCGTGTAGCTTCTCGGCGGTAAAGATAAATATAAAGAGGGTTACGAGCCCAAGCATCTTCAGGCAAAGTTGCTAAAAACTTAAATGCGCTGTTTACGAGTCCACGAATTTCAATTTTAGAAGCATTGTAGATATTTTCTTCTAGAATGTGACCGTGAATAGTTGGTAATTCTGTAGGATCTTTGAAGGCTAATCTTAAATCTTCAGCAGTAATCTCACGGATTTTAGGACGTAGCCCTGATTGAACAGGTAAATAGTTATCTAGAAACCCAGATATCTTAGTTACGTATTCTACTGCTTCATCTGAGTCAATAGCTAAACGGCGGCGTAAATCACGGCCTTCTCCAGAGTTACGTAGCCATTTGGCAACATCATCAATGGTTTCTCCATTAGCTATCTTTTGGACTACTGCTGAGTTACCAAATTGCTGACGTAAAGTTTGAGCCCACTGTTCAAAGTATCCTGGGTCTGTTGGTTTTACAGCACCAATACCCTTTGATGAAAGATTACGACTATACAAATCAGTATTACTATCTACCATACGCTGGAATGAATTACTAGATGACGCAATGCGGCGGAACATTTCTCCTAATTCCCCACCAAAAGCATCAGGAAGAACATACTTTTGACCATCAGATGTGACAGTCTCAAAAGATCCAGTACCAATACGCTTCTTGGGCTCTACTGCTACCCGCTTACTAAGAACTGAAGCATAGTGGTTATAGATAGCCTGTTTTTCTTCGCGCAATAGTCTTTTAGTATTCAACTCTGCGGCAAGGTCTAAATCTTTTGGATATAAAGATACCTTTGTTTCAAGAGCAGCAATATCATCTTTAAGAGTATTTAATTCGCCAATAACTTTGCGACTCTCTATTTGAATGCCTCTAAAGGTTAAACCATCTTCTATCGGACGGTATCTATCTATGTATCTTGTAGGAATCTTAACTGTATTATCTAGGATATTCTTAGTTCCTTCGCCAAGATGGCGAAGAGATGCCATAGCACCAACGGATGCAGCTATGCGAAGTTGAGAATCAATAGCGTTACGCTGTGTATATCCAAGTCGTAAAAGAACTGCTGCCTTAAATATGTCCTGGTATAAATCAATATAGTTGAGAGCTAAATCTTTTTTGCCTCCAACAGCATTAACTATACCCAACTTACTGTTTCTCTTTAATACTTTATCAAGTGTTAGGAAATCCATAATTGGTAAGAAGTTAGCTGTTTGAGATTCCAACAAAGGCACTTTAATAATAGATCCGTCTAGGTCTATCATAAAGCCATTGTCTTTTATAGACTTCAAAGCAGAGACGCGAGCGTTTTTGATACCATTGTAAAGCGTCATAGCGCGTTCTTCATCTACGCCATATTTTTCAGCAAGTTTTCTAAAGCCATAGTTTTCTAAATTTACAGCAGCAACTACTCTGGCCTCTGGAGATACAGCTTTCATATAGTTATCAAGAAGCTCTTTGCTCTTTTGAGGGCTAGTATCAGTAACTTTACCTAGAATATTTAAGGTAGCAATAACTTCGCGGTAAGAATCAGCATTATTAAAGTCAATTAAACCTGCTGGACGCTCTTTACCAAGCCAACTAACCTTCTGATACAGTTTGTGAAATGGAGTTGGCTGATAAACCTCTACTTTAGCAGAACCAGTTGTGCGGTCATAGAACCTTACAGCACGAGACTTGGCAATAAAGTCTTCAATTCCACCAGCTAGAACGCCAGTAGTGCGAGTTAGCGCTCCGCCACCCTCGCCAATTTCCATCATTTTTGCAAAAACTTTGTCTTTTTCAGCAAGAGCTGCATAATTAGCTTTGGCTTCATCAATGGCAGGTTTATTATCGTTAAGAAATGGAATCATTCCAGAGCCATCTGGAGCAGAAAACAGTTTCCACTCGTCTACAGCAGATAAATCACCACGAGCAACCTCAAGGGCATCGCTAATATCGCGGCGTGCTACCTTTAATTCATCTAACGCTTTAGGATCGCTAAGTGCGGAACGTAGAATTAAAGCTGTTTCATCTACGGTAGTAGAGTTACCAAGTAAATGCGCTAATAGTCCTGGCTGACTTGACGAACGAACCATTGGATGGTTTATAGCATAAGCTGAATCATTCTTAGTAAAGTCATCTAGTAAAGGTGTAAACCTATTTACTTCGCCATATTGAGCCTTAGATATTCCTTCAGCAGCTTTGGCTACAGCATCTGAATTAGTTAGCTTACCTACTCCAAGTGAGCTTGCTTTTACTCCCATAGCAGCCTTGCCGCCAATAAAAGTTATATCACCAAAGAAAAGTGTTCCTAAATCAACTCCGCCAGAAAGAGCTTTACCCCAAGCGCTCTTCTTAAAAGCTGCTTCGCGCTCATTAGGGTTATAGATATTAAATTTAGGATCATAAGCATTGCGAAATGCACCAATAAATGCTTGGCCTGGTGATATCTCTTGAGCACCTTTGTAGGCTTTCTTCCAAGTATCAGGGTCAAAGTAATCAGTAAACTCAATGCGACCAGCATTCAAGTCACCTTGAACCAAACCAAAAGTAGTAAGAGGTTCACGAATATACTCTTGGTTAATCTCATTGATTTTTACAAGAGCAGGTGCTACATAAGGGACCTTCATAATAGCGCCGCCTGCAGATGCTAAAGGTTTAGCAATGCGTCCTTGTTCTTTTTCCCAAGATGTCTTAAATGGTTTTAAGAAACCATTATACGCATCTTCATCATTCCAAGGAGCGGTTCCTACATCCCAAGCAAATCTGGCAATACCTTTACCAGCGCCAATTAGTTCCCCGCCAAATTTACCTGCATTTTTTACTGCGGTTGAGGCAACTTCACCAATTCTGTTCCATACACTCACAGATTATCCCTTAGTTCTCTAATAGCTTTACGGGTTTCTGGTGATGTATTAGGCAATGATGCTATGTAAGCAAGCACTGGCATATATTCTCTGATTGCAGATCTAAAATTTATGTCGTCTTCTTCTTGAGGTCCACCTGGAAGAACTTCAGAACCAGGACCAGGACCTATATCAATACCTGCGGTAATTTCTTCATCTGGACGCGTGGAAGCATCATACAGTCTTGTTCCAACTTGAACTGGATTTCTTTTAACTTTAGTTACATCAGCAGTTTTTGCTAATGGGGCGCCTGCTTTATTAGCGGCGTTTTCTACACCTGAGCCATACTCTGTTGATTGGAACGATAAACCATCTGTTCTCTTGGAGAATTTACCAGGTCCTGATACACCTGCCATAGGCCCTCTACTAGCCATTTGGATCCTCCATCTTCTCTAAATCTGATGTGAACTGTTCCCATACTCTGGAAACTTTCGTTGTTCTATTTGCGTTATACACTGCTAAATCTAAAAGTTCTGATGCGAGCATCTCTACAGCTCGCACTATATTCACAAAGAAACCTGACATAACTACTAAGAAATCTGCAAGAGTGACAGAGCGCGGTACATAATCTTTGTTATCTTCCACGCTCTATCCTCTCAACAAGTAACACTAAGCCTTCTTGCCTTTACGACCTGCTGGAGCATAGCCAAATCTGACTTCTCCGCCTGCTGGCTTTGGAGCGCTCTTAGAGCCTTCCTTTGGCTTAGCCATTGAAGCCTTTGCACGACCACCTTTTTTCATATTCATATCACACCTCCCTTACCCTGCAATAGATGCGAGTAATGACGCTATATCTGGACGAGAGCCAGCAGCAGGGGCCGCACCCATTTGTTCTGGAGTAGGCTGCGAGGCAGGAACGGGGGCCATACCTGCTGCTGGAACTTCTTCGCCCATTGGAACTTCTACCTCTGGTTCTGGGGCGAATACTTCTTCAACTATCGTCTCAAGTTGCTTACCTTTTTGGCGACCCTTGATAACCTCTGCGATTCTAGAAACAATCTGAGAAGGATCTTGACCTTGGGCTGCAAGTGCTGGAATGGTCTGAGCATACTGAGCAACAGCAATACGCAGAGAATCACGCATCTCTTCAATATCCACGCGCTGCTCTTCTTGAGTGACATTCAACTCCATAGGGATTTCTCTACGTACATAATCTCTTGATACGAGTTTGTCGCTTCGCATCTGTAGTAAGGCAATGATGGCATTGTTTGGATTCATACCAGACATAATGCCGTAACGAACATCTACGCCATACTCGCCAGCAATCTGACGGGATGGCACATACTTCATATTAAACGGTGTGCCGTCATCTACTCCCTTGATTTCCTTGGTCATAGAACCAAAGATTTTCTCATCCACCTCAAAGCAGAGAGATACCAGTTCAGTAAATAGTCTTGCAAATTGTGCTTGTGCTGCGCGAACCTGAGTATCAAAGCCAGCTTGTAGCGCTTGAACTCCGCGACCTGTAATAACGGAAGCATCAACATTACCGCTACGAACTTCTGGATAACGAGAACCTAGACGTAGTTCTCGCTCTAGTACGCCAGATTCTGTAAAGACTCCTGCTGGAAGCTCTAGTGGCACACGGCGAATACCTTGCGGATTAGCAGAACGCATAATCGAGTCAGGACCAAGGGCTAGTTCCTGCACATCTTGCGGAATGGCGATAGGTGCTTGGATAGATTTCTCTGCTGCTTGAATCTGCAATACTGCAAAGCGTGCTCTAGCAAGTTGTACTGCTAGAACATCATCAAACTGACCGCGTGCTTCTCCGTCTAGGGATGAACGGACAGCAACACGAGCCAAGCATTTACCGATAGTGTTGGGTAGATTGGATAGAACTAAGTTATTACGATCTGCTACATAGATTATATCTTGGTATTTGTCGTGATAGCGAACCATAGATACATAAGGAGAGCTGGTAGCATAATTCTTGTTTACTATAATTTGGTTATAGAACTCTGGATATTGCATCGCCAGAGATTCTGCATCGGTGTTTATCACTTGAGTGATAGAGATACAACGACCAAAGCGGTCCATCTCAGGGTATAGACCAAAAGGATTTAGCAATCGGATACGAGGATTGTTGGTCTCATAATCCATCT